AACCGGGGCCGCAACGACCTTAGCCTCAACGTCTTCTTCCACAACTTCTTCCTCGGTGTCAGCAGGCGCTTCAACCTCGGCTGGTGCTTCAACAGGAACGGTAGAAACCTCCGGCTGACCCGTCACATAGAACGCGCCAACAGGACCCGTAATGATGCTTTGGTGATACTCGTCGATCACCGAAATGTTCGTACTCAAAGTACGACCAACCTTTCACCAAAGGGAAGGGAAGGGGACACCCCTAAGGGCATCCCCTCCCCCATCCCTAATGGACTAGAACTACGGGCCGACAACCAAGTTAATCAGCTCGAATGCAGAGGGGCGGTAGACCAGAAGGCCCAGGCGCTCCTCGGCGCGGACAGTGACCTTGCCCTGCACGAAATCGGTGCCGTTGCTGTTAGTAAGCTGCATCGACACACCCTCGCGGCGTGCGGTCTGGATGGTGCTGCTATCGAAGTAGCCCACCAGAACAGTGCCAGCCGGGATCGACTGCGACGTGACAACCGGAACGCCCCACAGGCTGCTCGGGTTACCAACAGAAGCGCCCTGCGAACCAGCGCCACCGTAAACGCCACCGAAGAAGGAGCCACCGAAGTATTGACCGGCGGTGTCCTTGGCCAGACGGATAACCGCCCAGTCATTCGGATGCATAACGATCGCGTTCGGGGTGTTGAACACCGCAAGCTGGATATCGACCAGCGCGGCGAAAATGCCCTCGGCGATAGCGGTAGCAGTCGGGTAAACGCCAGTCGCACCAGTGATCTTGCGACCGTAGGTCAGCGAAGCAATGTTCTGCTGCTGAACAAACGCACCCGGCTCGCTGTTGGCCGGGAACTTGACGTTGGTCGAAGCGGTGATGACCTGCGGCTTGGTGAAGCCGGTGCTGCGGTTAAGCAGACCGTTAACACCGGGGTAGCCCGAGCCGGCCAGCAGTTGAATCTCCTCCTGGCGCTGAATGCCCTCGAGCAGACGGCCCTGGATGAAGCTGAAAAGCTGCGGCGCATCCTTAACGACCTCATCGGTCAGGGTAGCGGCGTTGCTGATCTTGCCAACCTGCTCGTAAACGCGGCTGAACTGCTCGTTGCTGAACGGGTACAGCGCACCTTCCGCAGTGGCTGCGGAGTTGTTGGTGGCCAGCGATTCAGTCAGGTACGACAGATCAGGCGAAGTGACCGGAATAGACGAAATCAGGTCACTGATGTGCAGGTTGTAGAACAACTGCTCCACGATGCCCGGAAGGAACGTCGGCAGAATGCCAGCGCCCACCGAACCCGCAAGGAACGGGTTCTGCCCAGCGGCGGTCGGGCCGGTAACGCCAGAACCGGTGCCGGTCAGACCTTCACCAATGATGTTGTTAGCGGCGGTAGCGTCCTTAGCATCGACGTTGAACGTGAAATCGAACTGGCCCTTAGGCTTGTCGAAATCGTTCAGCGCTTTGATGGACTCCTGGTACTTGGGGTGCCGAAGAAGGGCAGCGCCCAGGTCCCGGCGGATACGGCCCAGGTTACGCACCTCGAGCTGCGGCAGGACGATATCGCCCTCGCCCTCGATGGTCCGCAGGTTGCCGTTCTCGCCCAGTTTTGCGGCCATCTCGGAAGCCCGCTCGCTGTTCTTAACAGCAAGCATGTGGGTATCCCAGTCGCCCTGAACCCGGTCCAGCGCCGCGCCCTTTTCGGCCTCGGTCATTTCACTGCCGTTGATATCCTCGATGGCCTTCGCAAGCTCGCGGCCCCGAGCCTTCAACTGTGCCTCAGTAGACATATTGAATTATGTACTTTCTTTGTTTAGTTGTTAACTTGAAAGGGTCAGTCCGAAAGGACTGTTTGCGCGAAAATCTGCATCGCAAGATTGCGTGCACGAGTTTCGCTCGACAGAACCACGGACTCAGCGGCTTCCCCAGCGGCATCAACGGGCGCATCAGCGGGTGCCTCGACGGCAGCGGCTTCAACGGCGGCATCAACAACAGGATCGGCGGGTGAAATACCCTGTGGCTCCACGGCACCATCACTGGCACCGGAAGTTATGTAATCAAGCGCCGCCTTGAACTGATCCAGGGAAATCCCCGAAGGCAGTTCAACATCGACGGCAGCATCCTTAACCTCTGCCACATCGGCAGCGGCCTTTTCCTTTTCCTTAGCATCCTCTGCCTTATCGGCAGGGGAAGTTTCAGCCGGCTCGACCTCGACCACGACACACGTCGCGCCCAGGTGACCGGCAGCATCGTGAATGGCCTGGATCAACGCGCCATCACCAGAACCAGCGCCTTTAACGCCAGCAGCGACAGCGGCCAGGAACTTCACGGCAGCATCCCGCACCGCATCCACTTCCACCTCGGCGGTAGCAGACTTAGCGTTCAGGATCACCGCATCCCGGTTAGACGGGATCGCCACCACACCAGCGTTCAACAGTTCACGCCGGGGGGTGCCGTCCTTCTTAGACCGGTCAGTCAAAAACGCCACCGACACGCTACCCACATGACCCTCTTTGACAAGAGTGCGAACCTCTTGCGCCTTAGGTGTAGAAGCGAACGTGGCATCCATCATCAGACGGCCAGCATCATCGAAATACGGCCGGAACGAACCAATCGTCCCCGCCACAGTCATATCGTGATCCATGTCCAGAGGAAGCCGCTCAGGCAGCGGAGTGATCCATTCCTCGCGGGACAGCACATCCCCATCCCGGTCAAGTGACGGGGTGGACAGCACAGCGGTGAACCCGCCATGCGGCTTATCGGTGTCAGCGTCCTCGACGATCGCGTCAAGTGACTTCCGCTCTGCATCAACGAGCGTCATTTGGTATTGCCTTTCATGTCTTTGCGATCAGCAATCGCAACCCGGACAGCTTCAAGAATGTCTTGCCAGTCATCCGGGTATTCGGCGAACAAACGCTCAGCGACCTGCTTCACGTCCTTGTCGCGCCCCAACTCGCCCTTAACCCGACGCAAATGCTTAGGTTGCGGCCGCTTAGGTTGCGGTGGTGAACCCTGCTGCCTAGCAGGCGCGGCAGCAATAGCCGCAGGCTTAGGTGCCTCCAACGCCGGAATCGAAGTCGGAACACTAGGATTAGCGCGATCCAAACCAGCCACCGGGGTAGCAGAAGGCAACGCCAACGGCTTATCCCCCTCGGTGGCGGTAGCCCCATCCGGGGAAGCGCCCAACGGCTGCATAGCGCTATTCGCATACAGCTTGTCGGCCAGCGGATCATCCGACTTGTTCAAGCCCATCAGTTCGCGGTACTCGTTAGGTGTCATACCGCCCGAATTCACGGCAGCCTGACCCGACTGCGACCGGGTTTCCCAGTCGCCGCGAATAACATCGTCCACCGCGAACTTCATAGCGTTCTTACGGGACCAATACGAACCAACGTACTTGTCCATCACCGACTGAATGAATTCCAGCGGCGGGGCCATCGTGTCCCGGTAAAACGCACGCATCTGCGCCGAAATGTTCGAAAACGTCGCCTTGTCCAGAATGTGCACAATCGGCGGGGCCGTGTCATAAACGCCACACACTTCCTCGCGGTTAAGGTGCCGCGATTCAATGAACTGCATCTCTGTGGCCGTCAACTGGAACGCCGCCGCCGTAACCCCATCCTCAAGGACAAGCGCCTTACCCGCGTTCGAAGACCCGCCATGCGACTGCCTGAACGCCGTAGCCAGCCGCTCGCGTCCAGCCTGACCCAAAGCCTTTTCCGAAGTCAACACAATGTTCGGACGGCCGGAATTCGACCACATCGAAGCCGTCGCGTTCCGGCTGGAATCCTCGGCGAAAATCGTGGACTTCAACGATTCCATCCGGCTAAGCCCACGTTCCAGCTTGTGCGGATTGAACAGTTTGAACGGCACCACGTCAGACTGCGGGAACGACACCAACTCGCCGCCGATACCCGAGCCGGCCTGGAACAGATAGGTGTACTCCCCCGACTTAGGGTCACGCTTAACGCCCACCCGCGACGGGTGCAACGGCATGAAGCTGACCGGCAGCCCGTTGTCGTCCTTCACCATCGCCAGGTACGTTTCGCCGTAAATGTCGATCGTCGTCTGAACCCAGCACCAGAACGAATAGTTGTCCAAGTATTCGCAAGGGTTAGCTACAAGCGCCGCATACCGCGATCGGGTGTCAAGGGACTTAGTTGCCCCGTTCACGTCCCACACACCTACGGGAAGCCGCGCAATGGCCGCTGCACGCTTGTCGATGACCGTCCGCACCCACGGCTGCTGCTTGTAAATCTCGCCGTACAACGCATACTGCCGCTCGAGCTGTAGCCCAGTAGCTTCCGGGTAATAGATCGACGTAGCCATCTGCGGAACAAGCTCGCCCAACGCCTGCGGAGTCAGGTGCGGAACCGCCCTGCCGTTAGCTAATAGCACTCGTAATCACCGCCGCAACTTGTTGCGGCAGCGCCGCCTGAATGTAAGAAATGTTGTTCCGGTCGATGTAAAGGGGGCTAGCCGCAGCCATCCCCTCGAAAGTCACATCAGAAAACTCGAAACTAAAATCGGAAGACCCCGTAAGAACACCCTCGAACGATTCCGCGCTGTCCTTAAGTGTTACATGAAACCGCTGCCGCAAATGGCGCTTAATTAGGTCTTTTCTACGAAACAAAGTGTTCGCCTTTCTAAGTCGTCAGCCATCAGAGAACTAGAAGCTCCTCTGATTCGTAGATCGACCGCACGTCCTGGCCGCGTGTCCACCAAGCATTGACAGCCATGCACGCAGCAGGAACGCCATCAATGCGCTTAGCTGCCGTAGCACGATCCGGCTTATCCGGCCTAAGAAGATTAGGGTCATAAGGCGCAACCCGCGCCTCGCAAGAATCGAAACAAAACCGCGCCAACGGATTCCCGTGGTGCCTAAACCGGCCCTCGAGAACCATTTCGAAAATACGGTGCATCGAATCCGACATATGCGAATAATCATTCGAATACGCGAAGATTTCCCGCACATAAGTGCGCGATTCAACCTCCTGAATAACCGGGTCCGAAGACCACTTAT